TTCAATACCAAATATCGCACCCTTGCTGTCTATAATGCAATGGGACCATCAGGTCTTTCGGTTAAAGGTACCACTCTAACTGGGTTTGACGAAAAGACTTCTGTTGTCAAGAAGTTGAGAAAACCGAAAGAACAGTTGAAGTTCCTAGAGAGTGCCGGTAAGGTCAATCTTCGCAAATTCATGGACAATATCAAGTGTAAGCCTAAGGAAGGTACTGGTAGGATAAATACCGATACAGTCCTTGTAAGGATCATCAAATGACAGAAAACATCGTAGAGTTTCCTCGCCATCGAATTGTTCGCGAACATGCTGGCATCGCATGTATCGAACAAGTTAAAGAAAAGAGCAAGCAGACTTATGCCGAGAGTGTATCCGACGATCTAATTGGTGCGCTGCTGGAAGAAATGGAAAATATGGGAATCGATACGACGACAGATTCTTTTATTAAAGATTTCAGTATGACTGTGGACTCTATGAGAGCCACGATCTATCGCTCCTTTGGAGTTCCTCATCATCTACACGAATTTATCGACAAGAGCGTAAAGATGATACATAGGGAAACTGGCGAACCCGTCGATCTTGACAAACTCTAGGATTGACTATATACTGGTTGTAGTCAATAAGGAAATATTATGGCAATTCTGATCGACCTGAATCAGGTATTGATTTCCAATCTCATGCAGCAGATTGGATCAAATCCTAAAATAAAGTTGGATGAAGGTCTCATCCGACATATGGTACTTAACAGTCTTAGGTCCTATTCTAAGCAATTTAAATCGAAGTATGGTGATATCGTGGTGGCCTGTGACTCAAAGCGTTACTGGCGCCGCGATGTTTTTCCTTTTTACAAGGCACATCGTAAGAAGGATCGTGAAAAGTCGGAATTCGATTGGCATTTGATCTTCGAAACACTCAACAAAATTCGCGATGAGTTGAAAGAATTTTTCCCTTATCGAGTCATCGAAGTTGATGGTGCTGAGGCAGATGATATCATTGCCGTTCTGACCGCTCGCATGGCACCGCATGAAGAAATTCTTATTCTGTCGTCAGACAAGGACTTTGTGCAATTGCAGAAATATCCCAATGTCGCCCAATATTCTCCCATCCTCAAGCGTTTTCTTAAGACAGAAAATCCTGCTGAGTTCATCAAAGAGCATATCATCCGCGGTGATAAGGGAGATGGTATTCCAAACTTCTTATCGGCCGACAATACCTTCGTTATCGGTGAACGTCAGAAAGTCATAAATACAAAGAAGCTCAAAGAATGGATCAGCAGTTCTCCAGAAGATTTCTGCGTGACCGATAACATGCTTCGTGGCTATAAACGCAACCAGATACTTGTCGATTTAGATTACGTACCCGAATCGATTAAAGAGCAAATTGTTGATGCATACGACACTATCAAGCCAGGTAGTAGACAAAAGATGTTGAATTATTTTATTGAAAATAGATTGAAGAATCTTATCGAAGTTTTGGATGAATTTTGAGGAAACCATGAAAAATATATATGAGATTTTTGACGAGTTTGAAAAAGCATCAAATAAAGAAGAACGCATTAACGTTCTCAGACAAAACAGAAACTATGCTCTGAGAAGTGTCTTGAAAGGCACATACGATAAAAATGTAGTTTTTTCTATCGATAAGGTTCCTCTTTATAAACCCTCAGATGCACCGCCTGGTCTAGGATATACATCAATCAATATGGAACTGGGTCGAGCATATCTATTCGAAGCGAATAATCCTAGGGTTTCACCCAATCTTACAAAAGAGCGCAAAGAACAGATTCTAATTCAGATTTTAGAAGCCCTCGAAAAGAGAGAGGCCGAAGTCTTCATGAATATGATTTTGAAGAAGCAAAAGGTGAAGGGTCTAAATGCTGAAATTGTTAAGGAGGCATTCCCTGATTTGTTCTAGATTATGCTCCACCAACAAGGAGTATAAATGGCAAGAAGATACAAAACAAATAAGGTGAAAAAACTTTTAAAGGCTGATATCACACCAAAAGGTGAAGAATATGTCAGCAATATAAAAGACTGTAAAAAATGGTTCAGAATACTAAATGAAGAGTTATTCAATAACGAATTGCCACAGGTGCCTTTCGAGTTCAAGTGGCTACGTGTTTGCTGGGCGTACTATGAATACTGGCCAAGAACGCCTGGTAAACCTGAGATCATCATCATACACAAGAAATATCCTTCTTACAAACTGTTTGTCGAATGTTTGGCTCACGAAATGATACATCATTGGCAATACATGAATTTAGGATGGCGAAAAGTGGATCATGGTGATGAATTTCTAGAATGGTCTAAAAAAGCAAAACGCATAGGATTAAGGATAGGCGAAGAGCAATCAGAATGAAGAACAAGCGTAGAGATTTTTCTGACGAAGATTTTTATGATTATGAGCCTTACGAAGAACGTAAGGGCAAGATCAAAAAGGTGAGAACCGACGTTCGACCAAAGCGTGAGACGAGAAACTGGAAGAAAGCGTGGTCGAACCATACGGATGATTATGATGAACGTGATGAATTTTACGCCATAAATCGACCAAAGTAGATAATTCTAATACACAACTTAGGCTTGAGCATAAGATAGGTGCGACAATCTGACGCACCATTTTATGGTTGCTTTGACCCTCGTTTTCGTCTATAAAGATATCAAGAGAAACGAAGGAGCTTAAGCATGGCCATTGTTCAGACTACGTCCCTTCCCTACCCCCGTCATAACGAAAAGGTAACTACGACCTTTGCCGAGGGTGCTACACTCAAGGTTCAGTATAAGACCTACCGAATCATGTCCGACGTTTGGGAAGATGGTCTGTATGCCGAATACTGGGACGAGGCGGAAGGCCGCGTAAAGACCGCCGACTGGATCGATAGTGGCAGCAAGGTTGACGCGACCCCCGAAGTCATGGCCAAGGTCAAGAGCTTCTACTACAAGCGAGCCTATGCTGAGGCCAAGGCCAAGGCTGAGGAAGAAGCCCAATGCATCGTCAAGGGCTCTATCGTCAAGGTCGCCCGCGGACGCGCCTCCAAGGGTGTCCAGGGCAAGGTGGTGGTGTCCATCGACCGTCCCTATCAGATGGGCTGGAAGTCTGTTATGGCTCAGAAGGTTGGCATCGCGACCTCTGACGTAATGGTTAAGGTCCCCGCCGCCAATGGCCGAGTTTATGACAACTACCGTGACATGGTCTGGGCCTGGGCCCGCAATGTAGACCTTGTTGAAGTCCCTGATATCGATATGAAGGAGGTTGAGGAACGTGCTAGGACGGTCTCCGAATGGAAGGTCAAGGACCTTAAGGTCCCTGCCTAAGAGGACAAACGAGGCGGCTCTGGCCCTCTCCAAACCACTCTTCCGACAGCGGGTGGTCAAGTCCAAGAAGATATACTCAAGAAAAAGGTGTGACAAAAATGACACACTGTGATCTTTATGCCACATTAGACTAAGGTCTAAGAAGCGTGGCCACAGATTTTTGTTGCATCTTTCGATCCTTCCTTTATGATGTATCCATGATGAAGAGAAAGTCCCGTGTCGACCGTAACCACATCGTCTATAGCTTGGCCATAGGCAAGCTTGAGTATATCGGTGTGACCTACGTTCAGGATCGTTCTCCTACGAAGTCCCTTCGCCGCCGCTGGCAGAAGCACATCCGTCGCGCCTTGACCGAAGGTCGTGACTGGACACTCTGCAAGGCGATCCGCAAGTATGGTCCCGACGCCTTCGAAGTCAAAGTCCTTGAAGTAGTCCGCGGTAAGCCCGCTGCTCACGTTCGCGAGCGTGAATTGATCCGCTCGCTTCGCCCCCGTCTCAACACCGATGTTCGCTAAGGAGAAAAGCATGACCGATACGCAAAATGTTGTCGCAAAGCTTGTCGTGACCCTCAGTAAGACTAAGGGTTATCCCTTCGCCGCTGGCTATCTCGAAAGCCTTCTGGCCAATACCATCGACAAGTATGTTCCGGAAGATCAGAAGCCGCTTGTGCGAATGGAACTTCTGACTATCGCCGCTGAATATGCAATCGACAATCTCGGCAACAAGTGAGGCTCTGAACATGGCTTATATGAACCAAGACCGCAAGGCT